CTTAGATAATTTTAAATCTTTCATTGGGATATTGTACATCCGAATGTTGTGGATGTCAATACAACCGACAAGCCCCGCTGTTAGCTGACAAACAAAGCCAGCCTTTGCCATACCTAACCCATCAATTTGCAAAAATACATTCATTAATGATAGCGCCCTATCATCATCAGATTTATTTGAGTTAAGCACCGCAAGATACTGAGAATAAATAAATTCTTTGCGAGACATGAGTGACTTATATGTTTTGGCTTTGTTGCCCCATATAAATCTGGAGTCGATGCCGTTTAGTTTTACATCTTTAAGCTGGTCGCCAACCGCAAACCACGGCTGTTGTATACTCAATACAACCATCAACACAACATCAGCAAGGTTGTCGCTTGACAATCTAGAATAATTTTGCACGGCTTTGGCATGAGTGTCATACATCATTCAGTTCCTCAATAGAATCAAAGAAAGAATCATCTGGGTAAATACCATGCGTCAAAAAATCAAGTTGGGTTTGAGTAAGATTTGGCATGGCCTCTGCCGCCGTCATTCTATTTTTCTGCCAGTTATCTAATTGTTCGGCGGTGACCGGCAGATCAACACTGTGTAATTTATTCATGTACGTCATACGAAATTTCATCTCGGCCTCCGTCACGGTGGTGGGCTTCTTAAGTCTTTAAAACCCTTTACCCTGTAAAGGGGTTTTAAAGACGTAGAAGCCCACGTTAATTTAATTCTCTTATTTCAGGGGTGAGATCCCATGTTGTATCCCATAAATTATTATATATCAATAGATCTTTTACACCTTTCCAAATACTTTCTTTATCACCATACTTACTATCAAAACTTATTCGTCGTTCAACAGACGCACAATTTAAAGTAATATACTCATAACTTTTATTTCCGAACCGAACACAAAACATATTCTCGTCGCCACCATAATTATTTTCGTGACGATATACATCTAAGTTATTAACAGCAAATAAAAAATTATTTATGCCGTGATTACAATGATCTTCATATAACATAAGAATCTCCTTATAGATTCTATAAGCTATCGGGAAGGGCGTGACGCTTCCAAGTACGCCCCACATATTTGGTGGTTATGATAGTCTCAGTTTCCCAGCCAGATACAATATCGGCAAGGTCTAGTACCTCATCATCTGTAAGGTAACCAAGAACATCATCAGTCACGGGCGTGTCATAGCATATGTCACCAGTAGGCCCAATCAAAGCTACTTCCCACAGACCCTCATCGCCCCCATAACTGTGACAAGTTATATTCGGCTCATGATTTATAATGTGATTATCCCAATCAACATCAATAAATTTTCGAGATGGATTGAGTATTGCTGAGAGCGTCCAGCCATTGTCGCAGACATATAATTTTTTTATGCCTGAATCGGTATTGAAAACCTGAAGGCTAAATTTATCCATTTGAATCTCCTTATAGATTCTATAACGCCAGAATAACCCCAGCGATAATGATGACAATGTAACAGCTTGCAACAATAAGCAAGCGGCTCTCACGGTACTGCGCCTCTGCACGAGTCATAATTTTTCTCCACAAAAAAAGGGGCCGAAGCCCCCGAAGTTCCCCCACAAATTAACGAAGTTTCAACAGACACATATCGCCTTTCTCGTTGATCTTGTAAAAACTATAACGTCCTCTAAGATAAGTTGAAGCCGCTTGCTGAGTCTTGGCTTGATCTACTTTTGGAACAATAAACCATTCCATTGATCGCATCTTTTCAAACCGCTCTCTCCAATTAGATTGCCGACCACGAAAGTTTAATGGCTGTGGAGCAGTCCCACTGTTTACAGTGTGATAAGTTACACCAAAAGCTGAGTTAGTTTCAGAATCTAGAAAACGCATAATATATCTCCAAGAAAAGTTTAGGGTGAATGGTTGACTTGTAAACTATATGCACACCTTGTGGTGTCGAGTTTACCATTTTTAAGCATAGCGCCAACCAAACTATGCCCACCCAAGACGGGCTAAACTGATTTATCTTTGTGCTTCTGGCCTCTAACTTTCTTTGAGGCTTTCTTGCGGTCTTTAAATACTTTAGCTTTGTTGAACTTGTTAGCGTTCTTTGCTACAAAATTATCTTTCATATTAAAGACCTCAAAAAAACCCCGCCGAAGCGGGGCTATAAAGATTACTTACGAATAGTAATCAGCTTTTTAAACTGAGCCGGGACTCGCTTGGCTTTGAAGAACTTTTGAGCCTCGCCATGAGTCATTTGAATATCCTGCTCGTTGTAAAACTTGTACAGAATTGCTTTGAACATACGAGTCGCCATGTATGTTTTTGTCTTGTCACCTTTGGTGTGCAACTGAGCAAAGTGATATGCAACACCGTTAAACTGACGGTAAGAAGCAGGCTTGTTGGGGTCGAGAGTAGAGTAATCAAACTGAGACATAAGCACCTCCAAGTGCAATGAAGTTTAGGGTGGATGAGAACCGGCTGGCAGTCCTCTAAGGGCTTCTAAGTTTTAAAACCCTCACAAGTGAGGGGTTTTAAAACTAAGAATCCCTAAGCGTCGAGGTCGGTCAATAAATTTTCAAGCGTCTGAGAAATTAAATCTAGTCGGTTGCGCTCAAGTATTTGATCGCCTCGTAAATTTATTTCGTCTAAATAAGCTAAAGCTTTTTCGATTTCAGTAATGATTTGAGTTTCCATTTAAATATCCTCGTTGTGAGAGAAACAATTTTTGATTTCGTTCAAGCAAGATATTCCAGTAAATAATTCCCAAGCCCCATCAAAATCTACATCAGGGTTCATCTGAGAATCCATAATTTTTATAGCTTTATCAAGACGTTGCACAATCCAATCTGCAACTTCTTGTTGTGTCATCTCGTCAGCCATCGTCGCCTCCTTTAAGACCTTCTAAAGTTTTAAAACCCTTTACCCTGTAAAGGGGTTTTAAAACTTAGAAGGTCTAAAGCCTCAATCGGTTAATTAATTTTCAGCGTAATGTTCTTTAATTACCATAATTAAACGCCAACTAAGTTCTGGCATATCCATAATAGATTTGTTAAGTATTTGTTCTGCTAATAAAATATCTGTAAAAACACTATCACGATTCCAACTTCTATCTTCAATTGTAAAATATTCTACAACAAATTCCATACAAAACTCCTTTAGAGTTAAGGGTTTATAGATAAAAAAAACCCCAGCAAAGCTGGGGTCTTTGAAGACTTTGAAGCTCTCTTAAGAGAGCTTCTTAGCGATGAATGCGACAGCGGCCTGAAGATCAGCCATCTGAGCCTTCAGAGCTTCTAGCTCTGAAGTCTCGTCGGAAGCCTTCGGCTTCGGTGAAGCCTTCGTAGAAGGCTTTGAAGACTTCTTTGAAGTCTTGGGAGAAGCCTTCGTAGAAGGCTTTGGAGACTCCTTTGGAGTCTCAAGCATATCTGCAAAGTTCTTAGGAACTTTGCGGCAGGCAAAGAACTTCTGGATTTCGCCGTGAGTAATTTTCTTGCCAGATTCCTCTTGGAATCTGTACAGCACCGCAGTGTATTTCTTGGTCAGAACCCACGAATCCTTTGGATTCGTCAGCTTCGCAAAGCGATTTGCAATCGCTGAGATCTGGCGGGGTGAAGCCTCTTTAGAGGCTGGGATTTTGCTGAAGTCTGGCTTCGCCATAGTCAATTCTCCGAATTGTGAGTTTGTGTTGCCCCAAGCCTTCGGCTTGAAGCGGTTTCGGAGGGCCTTTAAGTACTTCATAAACTTTAAAACCCTCACTACCGTGAGGGGTTTTAAAGTTTTGAAGTACTAAGCGATTTGGCAAGTCTAAAAATCCTAAGGGATTTTTCACAGGCGCGTGTGAAATCTAAAAAAATCTTTGATTTTTATAGATTTTTTAAAAATCTTTAAAAATTCTTAAGAATTTTTAAAGATTTCTGAGTCTGGCAACCAGAGTCTCTAAAGATCTTAGAGATCTTTAGAGACTCTGGTGGTGGATTGTAGAATATTTTAAAGTCTAAAAGACTTTAAAATATTCTAGTCTGCCTAGCCCTTCAAAGCTTTGAAGGGCTAGGCAGGTGACCACCCCCTACCCCACCTATATATACTCAATGTTATACATTTCCAAAGATTTTGAATGTCAACCAGTTTGTCGCCCCACTCCAAAGGCTTTAAAGGGGGCCTGTGACTATATGTACCCGGTCGGCTACATAATCTATTATACACCTGAAAACTAATTTTGTCAAGACTTTTGCCAACTATTACCAAATAACAGTATAAATACTACTTGACAAAACCCAATATCACGTATATAATATATAGTTATGAATAAAGAATTAACTATAAAGCAACAATCGTTCTTGGATCACCTTGTATCTTGCAATGGTGATACAAAACGTGCGGCAGAATTAGCGGGGTACGCTGAAGGCTCATATACATCCGTGGTTAAAGCACTTAAAACAGAGATAATTGAACTAGCCGAGAATATATTAGCCCAGAATGCCCCCAAAGCTTCTCTAAAGCTCGTTGAGGTTATGGACAGTACAGACCCCATACCCCAAGCTAACGTCCGTCTACAGGCCGCTCAGACAATCCTAGACCGTGTTGGGCTTGCTAAGACAGACAAACTAGATGTAAACTTGCAAAACTCTAACGGCCTCTTTATACTACCAGCTAAACAAGAAGTAGTTATAGAGGCTCAATATGAAGAGGCGTAGTAGCAGTACCATTCCATTTGGCTATAAGCTGATGGAAGATGGTGAACATCTAGAAGAAGTTGAGGTAGAACTTAAAGCCCTCAACAAAATCGTGCCGCTAGTAAAAAATAAAGTTTTATCTTTACGTGAAGCGGCTACTTGGTTAGAGTATGATACAAATAGAACTATATCTCATACTGGTTTAAAAAAGATTGTAGACCGATATGAATGATTGGGAGACTAACCCTGATGCGTATATGCGAGACGACAACGGGGATTTTATACTCAAAAAGGATGGAACACCTCGTAAGAAAACTGGCAGACCCAAAGGTTCGTCAGGTCGAGGCTACAACTACCACTCCAAAACCAAGGCCCAAATTGAAGCAAGGAAAGTTGTACGAAAGAAAGAAAAACGGTTAGCGCAGGCTCGCACCAAACTTGAAAACTATAAACGGTCACTCAACACTTCTAAAAGTACTCTAAACAAATTAGAAGGAACTGAGGCAAAAGCCGAAGGAAAAATAACAACAACAAAAGTTGACGATTTGCCCAAGGCGTTGAGGGCTGTCGCAGAAGAGAATGTCATCTTTAGGCCCAACGATGGCCCACAAACTGA